GTTAATTCGTTAGTATCAATATTATTTTGATTTAATATTTTAAATTCTTTACTATTTTTAATATCTTTGTTTTGTGATGCTGCTATAAAAGCTTCTACTACATTAAAATTTACTTCTTCCATATTTATTTCCTATTCATCTTCTGGTATTGCATCTATTTTGTTTTCGTTTTTAGTATCAAAACCAAAAGGATCTGCGTTTAATTCCATTCTTAAAGTTATTAAATTATCAATACTATCAAGAGCAGCTAAATCTTTTGAAAATGTGTTTATATCTATAGAATGATTTTTATAGAGTTCAGTAAGCTCTTTAGTTCTATTCTCTATATATAAAGACGGATTTTCTCTCTCATCTTTAGTTGGTTTATTTAAAGTTATTGATGAAATACCTGTAAAGTTTTGTACTACAGGAATATTGTTGCCTCTTAAAAAAGCTTCTGTACTTTGTATATAAGCATCAGCTGGAGTTGCTCCATCTATTATTAATTGATCATAATAATCTACAGCATTAATTCTTAATTTTTCATTTGGCTTAATAGCAAGTGCTGTACCCATCACTTTATGAACAAAATTTATACTATTTGTTACTTTGCCAAGATCAGCTTCTAATAATTTTTTATTTTTTTGATATTCTTTAAAAGCTGGCAAATCCTTTTGGTACTTATTAAAAATAGTATTATATTTAGAAAATTCAGTTAAACCTAAATTTGAAACAAATTCTGGATCAGATAAAATTTGCCTTTGCAACTCATCTATATCTTCAACACTTTCAGCAATCATCATTAATCCTTCAACCATATCAACAACATTTTGTTCGCTTAATTTATTTGGATTAGCATATAAATCATAAAGTGCATTTCTTTGAACTGAATTTAATTGATCTTTTTTATACAAATCATTTATATCGTCTAAAGTAATCTTAATATCATCGTTATTTAATTTTGTTAAAATATAAGTAAAGTTACTTAATTTTTGATTTGTATCTGCTTTAAAATTAATTTCGTTAATTTTATTTTCTTGTATTGATTTTGAAATTAAAGTGTTTTCAGCATTATTAATAACGTGTTTTGCTAGTTTTTCATTTGCTAAATCATTTGCAATATTTTCTTCTCCAAGAAGTAAAATATCTAATGGTTCATTTTTAGTTCTAAATTCATATTGCATTAATTTAGTTTCAATAACGCTTGCTTCTTTCATTTTGTTTAATTCAACAGCTCCAAATATATTCAAATTATCTGGATTGGTAAAAAATTCTGCTTTAAGAATTGAAGCTTTATTTCTTTTAACAATATCATTGGAAGCTTCCATCAAGTTAAGATTAAATAAATCTTTTTTTTTATTGTCTTGCGTTAATTCACCATGCCTTCTAAGAACTTCAGAAAATAATTTCATTCCAGTACCATTAGCTGATTTATATAATTCTGTTGCGAATAAGGATTTAACTTCTTTATTATATGGTTTTAATAATTCTTCAAATTTACTTAATTTAGTATTTTCAAAAAAACTATTTACATCTTTAACATTTGAACTATTTTTATATTTATCAGCTTCAAGTATAATTGTTTTATTAGCTTGCAACATTAATGATCTGGCATCATTTATGTCTTGAGTTTTTTTAGTTTTCTTTCTTGCTTCTTCAATCGGTTTAATAAGTCCACTTACTCCACTTTCAACAATATTTGCAATTTGAAACACTGGTAAAGCAGCAGCTGAAACTTGTGTGTTATCGTAAGGTGTTACTCTTCTATCTGATCTTTGAATTTTAATAACAGCCATTATCCTAATAAACTCCCACTACTATAATAATTTCCAGACATTTGACCTATAGCTTTAGCCATTCCTGTCCTATAAGCTAATTCACCTTTAAACTGCTCACCTTTTCCTCTTGCCTCAGTTAATAAAGAACGATTAATTTCATTTTGAAAAGCTACAGTTGCGTTAAACTCTGCTATTTCTAAATCAAAAGCATTTTCTGTTGCTTGATCTAGCATAACTAAAAATGGACTTTCATCCATTTTATCTACATCTACACCGCTTTTAAGAAACTTAACTAACATATTAGACTGGTTTCTTTGATGTGATTTTATTATTCTTGGCTTATCAACTTGTTCAAAAGTTTTTAATTTTATTTCTGCATTTCTTTTTTCAATTCGTGTCTGTAGATCAAATAAACTTTTATTAAATCTTCCTACTTGTCTTGCTGCATAAGCACCAAAAATATTTCCTATAAATGACATTATTTAAAAATCCTCGCTAATTGATAATAATCTGAACCATCTGGTCCATAATTCTTTTTTAATCCTTCTATTTCTAAACCTAACCAAGTAGCAAATCTTAAACCTAGTTTAAATTCAGCTTTAACGGATGTTTGTAATCTTTTAATTTTATTTCTTTGACACATTTCTTCTGTTAATTCCTTCATTGTTTTTGCTGCTAAAAATCTAATATCAAAGACATTTTGTGAAGCCATTACCCAGCCTTCTGCAACACCTTTCCATAAAAGAACAATTCCAATTGAATAAACTGGTTTACCATCAACAAACATCGTAAAACCATTACCTGGTGCAGTATAATTACAAATTCTGTTATCTTTATAACCAGCGTCAACTTCCATAAGTTTATGGTTCATTCCATAACTTACAATTTGATCTGTGTGAATTTTTTTAAATGGTTTAATTATTTTAGCCATCAGATATTACAAAAGTTGGATAAAGAGCTAGCAAAGAAAGAGGCAAAGGTTGATCTTGTTTTACAAAAATAAATCCATCTGAATTGTAATCATCAGTAAATTCCACTGTTTTATCTCCAGCTAATAAAGTTGAAACTGGAGTATCTAAATCACTTGAAGTTGTTCTAAAAGGAACGGTTTCAAGATTTGTTAAGCTTGGTCCACATTTTACACCAACGGTGTTAAATAATCTTATTACTACTTTTGAAATTCTTTTTACTTTTCCTTGTCCTGTTCCTTCTGCTGATCCGCCTTCTATTCTCATTGTTTGAAGAATAGAGTTATAACCTAAACCAACTTTAACTTTTTTAGAACTTCTATCTAATGTTATTGCACCACTAGAAACTATTTTATCAGCATGAGTAGAGCCGTCTGCTAATATTTGGACTGTTTGACCTTCAAGGTGATCTAATCCTGTAATAGATGTTGTGGCAGTTCCATCATAACTTAATCCACTATCTACAAAATGAAAATCTGTAGATGTTGTTTCATCAAAATCAAAATCACTAAAACATTCTACATATCTTCTTGTAGATCCATTTATAATTCTTTTTACTGTTAACCAAAGCTCATCTTCATTTAATGCACCAGATATAGAAGCTATACTTTCTACTACTGGAAAACTTTCATCCTGAACTGTTAATCTATCTGGATCATTGCTTTTACAAGTTAAAAATCCTGTAGCTTCATGAGAACTTTCTCTAATTGTAACAACTGCTGCACTTGGATTGGCAACAGTAAAATCAGCGTGAGCATTAATGGCACTGTAAATATTATCCGCTGTTGTATTATTATTAGTTTCAGTTTTAAATTCGCCTGTTCCAGCAGTACCTGTTGTAGAAGTAAAAGTAACTTCATCACCATTGGATTTAGTAAATATTAATTTTGTTCCATTTGCTATGTTTGCATAATCAGAAACTGTTATTGTGCATTCTTGTCCAATACCACCTACTTTATGTCTTGACCATGCAACAACATTGTCTGATCTTTGATAAGTTAAACAAGCTAATATTCCATCTTCTCTAACGCACCATAAATTACTATCTGGTGATTGTTGATAAGCCATTTCATTAATTCCGCTATCAGTAACGGTTTCATTTAATATTGTTAAATCTGGTGCTGTATAACCATCAACATCAAAGTCATAAGCTAATTCTCTAATTTTTCTTTTTGCTCTTTGTAAAAACAAAGTAGCATTTCCAGCTGGTTGAGCATCAACAGTTGAACTTCCATAAGAAGATTGTTTTTTAATAGTTACATTACTTGGTGTAACGGCTGCATCTGTACCATCTGCGGATACTGTCCATTCCCCACCAGACGTTCCAACAATTAAAGTTCTAACTGCTTTTAAATATCTAATGGCGTTAACTTGATTTGAAGCAATTGTATAAACCATTGCATCATCCGCATTTGTGCCAGTAGTCATATTTTCATAATCACCAGATTTAGAAAAATATAAAGTTTGTGGCTCGTCAGTCGTTCCAGCAAAAACTAATCTTTGTTCAAAGAAAGATACGCAAGATGGATGACCAGTAGTATCTGAAAAAGCTCCTAATTTCCAAGTTGTTACAGCAGACGTATTATCAAAGTTATCTTTAATATCTATTTTAACAACAGTTGCACTCGTATAACTTCTAACTTTTGCATAACCATTTGAAAAATTAATTAATCTTCCAACATCTGTAGAAGCAAAGGTAGAAGCAGATGCCGTTAAGGTTACGTCATCACCACTCGTTGCTCCAGGTGTCATTGTGGTCGCTGTTGTATTTTGAGATAAATAAGGACCATCCGTAAATTCTATTTCATCTAAACTCCAAGAAGTGTGTCCAGTTCTTGAAAGTTTTGATACTTCATGACTGTTATGCGTGATGTATAAAACATCAGCACTTTGAGCAAATTTTAAATCAAACAATTGAGCAGTCGTATAACTTGTAGTTATTTGATAAATTTTATTTGCAATTCCGCCAGAAGAATAAGCAGTATAACTAGATGAATTAATATCCGTTCCATCAACATCTTGTAATTCAAAAGTGTTAGTAGTTTTATCTGCAACTTTAAAAGTCTTGCCATTAACTTGCGTCATTCCAACTACACCAGTTATAATTACAAAGTCTCCATTGGAATATCCATGTGAGCTTGAAGTAACAACCGCTGGATTAGCAGCAGTAATTCCAGTAATAGTTTTATTACCTTCTGTTATTTGACCTTTATCTTTAAAAAATCTTATGTACTGATTTCCAAACTCTAACATATAAGTTTGAGTAGTTGAAAATTCAAAAGGTATTAATCTTGTTTTAGCAGAACTATCTTTGACTTCAGAAATAAATTGAGTACCTACTCTTCTAGTTGATGCTCCTTGAGGATGGACCAACATATTTTCCATAGTTTTACAGCCAGAACTGTATTTTTCAAAATCTGTTCTTCCATCAAGTTTTGCAGAAAATTCTCCTGATACAAAACTACTTAATGCTAATGTTGTTCGTGGCATATTTCTTTTTCCAAATTTCCTCTTGAGTTAAACCTATTTCGTCTGTTTTTTGTTTTGATTTTTCATTAATATCTTTTGGATCAATCACTTCTACTAAAGCGTAACGATATATTTTATTAGAACTTTGCCATTCAAAATGGATTAAATGTCTTGGTTTTAAATATAAAGATATATTTCTTGGATCAAAAGATGCTTTGACCATTATAGTCTAGCATTAGTAAATTCGTTTGCTTCAACTGTATCTAAACTATTTTCTGTAGCATCTATAAATCTTGCTTCTCTTAATCTTTCATCAGCTCTAGTCATATAATTATTAGCTAGTGTTGCATTGTTTGTAATAGCGTAAGCTAAATCAGCTGCAAGTTGATGAGAAATTGCTTCTCTTAAATAAACATCATAATTGTTTGGATCGGTATCTAAAGCAATATAAACTAAATAAACTGTTGTTTCATCGGTTACAATATTTTTACCTTCAATTTTATAATCTAAATCAGAAGCTATACTATCTGTAGTTCCGTTATGAATTTTTAAAACTCGCAAACAGTCGCTTGGTAGAGCATAAGATTTAGCATATTCCATTACAGGATCTGTAGAATTAGCTGCTAATTGAACTCTTTTAATTAAACAGTTCCAATTATGTCCTCTAAATACTCTATTTCTTACTGGCTCATATCTTTGGTTACATAATCTAGCATTTTTTGTATCTTCCGTTAATGCTGAGATTGTAGATGCACCTATAAGATTGAGTGCAGAATTACAAATATTTACTACTGATGCCATTATGTTGTCTCCATTTTGATTTCTTTACATTGAAATCTAATTGCTAATTTTTCATTATTAATTCTATCTTTGTCAAAGTTTGCTAAATGCGAGTATGATTGTTTGTATCCTTCAAGAATACAGTCATGATAATCATTAAATTCTAAAGACACTACTTTTTCAGAATAGCAAGTGGATTGTGCATTAATAAATGAACAAAGATAAAGTATTATTACATATTTCATTAAATTCTTTTTGCATCTTAGGCGAGTTCCACTCTCGCTTTCCTCGCCTAAAATTTTGTTTTACTAGTTTACAACGTAGTGAATGCAGAACGACATATCACCTTCAGTTCCACCAGCAGCAGCCATAGTAGCCGCTATATAGTAGAAACCTCCAGGATCAGCTGACGCTCCAGCCATTTCCCACATTGCTTTTCCAGCAGTGTTGATGTCAGCAGCTTCGTGTCTTACATCTGCAATCGCAGCAGCATCAGCCACCGCACTTGCGAAGTAATCTTCGTCTACTACTGTTCCATCACTTTGATAAATTCCAACATTGAAAGTACAAGAACCACCAAATGTGTCAGATCCCACCCAAATTTGTGGAACTACTGCATTACTTGGTATTGGTGCAAGCATAACAATATCGTTATCGTCACTGTCTCCAGCTGCAACAACTATCGTACCTTGAGCTACACGAAGAACTCCGTGTAAAAGTGCCGAGTTGTTCATAACTGGAGGCGTAGCTTCAAAATTTGCTACTAAATCAGAGTTTTTAGTACCCATATTATTATATCTCCTTAGTTATTACTCGTTACAAGGTATTTGAACAACTTTTTCTTCTTCCATACGAGTAGCTCCAATATCCATTGCATAGTAAACTTGCGTTGAATATGATTTGTCAGCTCTCTCAGAAATTTTAGCCGATACATCTTTTCCGATAGCTAGTTTGATTGCATCTTCAGTAAAAGCAAAAACTAATCTGTCAGTTGTGTATGTAGCGTCTTTGTTCAATCTTGTTGACATTATGAAATTAAATCCAAGAAAACTATCAATTGAACCCATAGCTAAAGCTTTAACTGTATTAAAGTCAGAGCTAGTAACTTCAGTAGTTGCTAGTAAGTCTTGAACTTGTTTTGGACCGCAAACTAAGTATCTCTTCAAAGAAGGATCTACATCGTTGTTATCCAAAATGTATTTAGCCGATCTAAGTTTTGCAATAGTTAAACCATCTGATTGGTCACTTGTTGCAGTCTTTTGACCGCTAGGTAGAGCAGTAGAAGTTCCACCAGCAACACCTGTATCAGCAGAAGCATTCATAGCCGTGATGATAACATCATCTATCGATCTATTCATTGCAGCCGCAGCAGCTTTTGCGTAAGTAGAAGTTGGATCTATTAATGCTCTAACTTTGTCAGCGTCATCAACTAGATCTCCCCACTCATAAGTGGACAAAGATACTCTACGTCTTGAATGTGGTGTATCAATTTGAGGTGTATCGCCATGTCTGCTAGTTCTTAATTGAGCAGCAGTAACTCCGATTTGATCGAAGAATGCGTTTTTTCCTCTAACACTTTCCACATCAACAGCAGATCGTAACTTTGATCCTGTTTGTTGTGCCAGCATCGACACATTAGCCGAATACTGTTCAACAAAACTTGTAGTAATATTTACACTCATAAATAATACTCCTTATTGTTAATTGTTAATGTTAAGTATTTCGGTTGGTTATCCTTACGGACCGTCCTCTATTTAACATCTAGTCGATGCTAGTCTTTTCCTAATGTCAACAAAGGTCTTGCGATTGTCTTTGTATTTTATTTATCTAATTGCTTAGACAAATTCTATTCAACATTTTCTTCGTTATTCTTTTTACGAATTAATGCTGCAACTTCTTCAACAGCGTCAGCGTGTCCTGGATTTCTTTTATCCCAGTAAGCTGAACCTGGTTGTTGTAAAGCTGCTATTTGTTTATTAATTTCTGGTACAGTTAAATAAGGAACTTGATCTCCTTTAACCATAGTATCTTCAGATAATTTATTTGCTAAAGAAACAAAAGCTTTTATTACTTGCGGATTGTCTCCTAAACGAGATCCGTCTTGTAAGATAGTATTATTAATAAAATCTTTACCAAGTGTAGAATGAGCTAAGTTTTTAGCAGATTGTATTTGTCTATCAAAAGTAGCACCATATTCTTTTCTCAATTCTTTAACACTTTCTTCTTGTGCTATTTTCATTTGAGCTTGTTGTTCATCACTACCTTTATTAATAACATCGTTATAATATTTCATAATACCATTTGCTTGATGAGGTAATAGACCAAGCTTAACAGCTTCTTCGCTGAAGTTTTTTAAAGTATCTTCGTCTATTTTATGCTCTTCAGGTAAATCATATTTATAACCATCTGCATTATCTGGTGTTCCTAATTTCTTATATACATCCTTCCAATCTTCATCAGTTGCATATTTATTTGGAACATTTATTTTTTCACTACCTACAAGTTTTTGACTATGTAAGTATGACTTTACGAAATCATCCATATTGGAAAAATTCTGTAAAGATTTTTCTTCTTTATAAGCCTCTGGAATTAATGTTTTAAAATCAATTTCTTTTGGCTGTTCTGTTGTTGTATCCGATGTCAGCGTTGTAGTTGTCTGCACATCAGGTTGAACTGGTTGCTGTTCTGTAGCAACCGCTTCAGTTGTCTGATCCATTGAGATTACTCCTCTAGGTTTTTATTGATCATGCTTTTTATAAAAATCAACACACTTCGTTGACCTTCTAAAAAAGCTGTTTCATGGCTGTTGTCTTTGGCATGAGTGGTCACAAACTCATGACATCGTTTTTCTAAATCCTCGATAACTTTTTTTCCATCATCGGAACTAAAAACAATTTTGTAATTTTTTATTAAGCTTAATAAAGCTTTATTGCTGTCTGTTGGCTTCATCTAATGTTTGAACTGCTGGTGCAATATTTTTAGCTACTTGGCTTTCTTGCACGGCATTCATCATGTCCATTTGTTGTTGTTGCGCTGCTTGTTTCTCTTCTGTAATTTGCTGAACTTCAGCATCTGATCTAATTACTTTAGCTGGTATTCCAAGAATTTTTATAATTTCTTTAACTAAACCTTGAGGATCAATATAATCAGTTACTGGTGCTACTTGACTAATTTGACCAAATATTTCTAATCCTCTAATAATAGAACTTAATTCTTGACCTTTTTGAGCTAAAGCCATTGGTGATACATATTCAACATCAATTTCTTGGTCTTGTAAAATTTCTGGTGCTGGAGGAAATAAATTATTTCTAAGCATAATGTTAAATACTCTAACAACAGTTGGATTTAATAATTCTACTTGTAGCCTTCCTAATGTTGGACCAAGTATTCTCATTTTTTCTTCTGCACGCTGAGCAACTTCTGTTGCGGTCATATTTCTATTTTCTGTAACTAATAACTGATCAACATGGAAAGTTTGAGAAATAGCTTTTCTTCTTTGCTCTTCCATATTTAAACCTAATGGATTGTTTGCTCCAATATTTAAAGCTTCTATTCTGTCTCTTGAACCAGCTCTATAATAATTTAATGAACCAGGTGCAGTTCTGATTGGCAACATCATGGCATCATCAGGAACTAGAAGCGGTGGATCCACTTGTTTCTGTGCCGCCTTTAGTCCTACTTCTACCATTTTATTTAGAACTTTTACGTCTGGCAAAGAGTTCATTCCAGGCGATCTGCCATAGATTTCGTTTGACGCTTTTAAAAAACGTGGAACGACATAAGGAAATTCTCTAAAGCCACCGATAGAAATAATTTTTCCACTATCCATCTCCATATAAACAGAAATGAATGGCATATTCATTTTATCCTCTTTTTTAGGATTATAAATATCTCTTGGTTTTACAACATGACAAAATTCTACTTCATCAAATGGAGAGTGTTTAACAATATTTTGAATTTCTCTACTTACGTTTTCAATACCAAATTTTTCAACAGCTGCTTTTGCTGTAAGTTTAAATCTTCTATATATACAGTCAACTAAACCTCTAGCATTTTCTGAAATATAAATTTCTTTAATATGTCTAGCAGAGAAACGAACTATTGAAGTTTCGTCTTCTTCAATAAACATTCCAGCTGTACCAAAAGCGCAAAGATCATGGTAAGTCTCAAAAATTTCTTGCTGAAAGTTTGATCTTTGAAATGCTATATACATTTTATCAGTTACATTTTCTAACCATTCTTTAGCTTCATCATTTTCATTCATTAATGTTTCTTTAAACCGTAAAGAAAACCAACGATTAGCAGAGGATGTAAGCATTCCATGCAATGAACTTGCTAATAATTCTAAAGAATGAATAGCTGTAGCATCAAATACTTCTAAATGCCTTTTATCACCTTTAACTTTATGGTCTATAATATCTGATTTTCTTGGGATTATTAAATCAGCTACTTCTTGCCAATGAGTTTCCCAATTGGATCTTCTGTCCATTAACCTAGATAAGTTATTTTTTAACTCAGCAGTTAAAGCTTTGTTATTATTTTCTATCATTTTCTCTTTTTTCTTTTAGATTTTTTCCATCCACGCTTCATAGCAGCATAAGATTTTTTGCTTATTGTAGATTTAGATTTTGGTCTTGATGTACCTAATCTTTTTCTTCTATTTATATTTCTAACTAATGACATTAGCTTAATAATGCTTTTGTGCTTAAATATAAATCCTCATCTTCCACGCCAAGCTTAGTACCACTTCTGCCTTTTCTTTTAATATTTGCAAATCTAATAGCATCTATTTCAGCTTTAGTAGGACCACTTGGTGCTTGCTCTACAGCTCTTCTTTGTATTGGTTGTTTCTTTTTCTTTTGAACATATTTTCTAAAAAACCCACCCATAATTTAACCTCCTTATCCGATTAATGATTTTTCTGACAATTCTTCGTCAGTGATTTCGCCTAAACCTTGTGCAGTATTTAGTATTGTTGATTGCCTTCCTTTTCTTCCTCTAACTCTTCTTCTCTCATCTTCTTCAGCCTGAGCTTTTCTAGCTTCATCTTCATAATTAGGAACATCTTTAACCTCTGGTAAAGTAATTTGAGGTAAGGATGGCATCTTAGGCATGAATAGTTTAGCAATAAATGACATAGTTATATTATCCTGTAACTTCCATCAGCAACAAGCTGACGATGTTTATTTGTTAATTGTTCTTCTTGTATTCCAGTAGCCAAACAACGTAGTGCATCCATCGGATGCGAACTAAAGTCGTGAACTGGTTTTATTTTATAAACTCTTTCCTTATCATTGTACTTTCTATGATAATGTCTAAGAGCTATTAGTAACTTAGAGCAGTTATCACTGTCTATTTTACATCTTGGTAAAATCATTTTAACAGCGTGAATACCATCTTCTAAAGGTATTCGTGGACTAACTCTAAATCTAATTCCGTAATTATTAGCAACTTCTCTTCTAGTATAACCACTTGAAAAGTCTGTTTGTTCAACGTCATGTGGTGCATAATGTTGACCATAAATATATTGTTTTTCTTTTAATAGTTCAGCATAGTGAGGCAAGGCTTCTTTTTCATTCTCATAATAATCAATAATATGAATATTGTGATTTATCTGTTGAAAGAAGATAATCGAACAAGCGTCTGTATAACCTAAATCCCAAGCAGTATGAACTAAATGAGCTG